AGCGACAGCTATTGGTGCAATCTCCGGTGCGTACCAATGGGGTCCTGTACTGGAACGTACATCAATAACAACTGAAAACAATTTAGTTGATGTTTTTGGTAAACCAGATGATGTAACAAAATGTTATTTTTGGTCAGCAGCAAACTATCTTGCATACTCTAACAATCTAATTGTTACAAGAGTTGTAGGAACTGGAGCACTTAATTCAACTATTGGAAATAATGCTCCGGCGGCGGCAGGTGAAGATGTACGAAATGCAGAGCATTATGACTCTACAACCCTTTCAGCAGATGTATTGTTTATTGCAAAATATCCTGGAGCATTAGGAAATAGTTTATTAGTAAAAGTTATTGATTCTAATGCATGGGGTGACTCAACAGTCAATGCAGACTTTATTGCAAACTTTGATGACACTCCTGGGACATCAACTGATGTTGCAAATGCTGGTGGTTCAGAAGATGAGATGCACGTTATTGTAATTGATGAAGATGGTTTATGGACAGGAGATCCTGGATATATTTTAGAAAAATTTGCATATGTAAGTAAAGCATCTGATGCAAAACGACCTGATGGTTCAAGTAATTATATTAAAGATGTTTTGCGTAATGAATCAAAATATGTATGGTTAGGTACTGTAACAGAATTAACAGCATTATCAGTTGAGGCAGGTACTGCGGCTGGTCAACCAAAAGCTGGTGCAACATTTCAAACTTTTGATAGTTTAACAGATTCCGAAGGTGTTCTAGGTGGGTCTATGGGATGGGGTAATAATGGTGCTGTAATTACTTCTGCACAACTTCAAGCTGGTTATGCTCTTTATGCTACTCCTGAAATTGTAGATGTTAATTTAATTATTGGTGGACCTGGTGTAGATGCTACAGATACAGCAACTGGTGTTTACTTAGCAGGTTTGGTTGGACAGGGTTCTTCAGCACGAAATGATGCTATGGTATTCTTGTCACCGACACTTACTGATGCTACTGTAACTAAAACAGCAGCTGCTATGACAGCCACAAAAACTATTTATGGTTCTAATAATTATGTAGTTATGGATGGTGCATGGAAATATATGTATGATCGTTATCGAGATATATTTTTCTATTGTCCGATGAATGGTGATACTGCTGGTCTGGTTGCTCGAACTGAACAGACAAATGATGCGTGGTGGTCACCTGCTGGAATGAATCGTGGACAGATCAAAAATATTATTAAACTTTCTTGGGAACCGACTAGAGCAGATCGTGACACAATGTATCAAAAGAGTGTTAATCCTTTGATTACAATGGCAGGTGCTGGTGTTCTTCTTTGGGGTGATAAAACTGCTCAGATTAAACCGAGTGCATTTGATCGAATTAATGTTCGTAGGTTATTTATTGTTCTGGAAAAAGCAATTGCTATTGCTGCAAAAGCTATGTTGTTTGAGTTCAATGATGAGTTTACGCGAAGTGCTTTTGTAAATATGGTTGAGCCTTTTTTGAGAGAAATACAAGGACGCCGTGGTATTACTGACTTTAAGGTAGTATGTGATACTTCAAATAATACTGGACAGATTGTTGATACGAACCAGTTTGTTGGTGACATTTATGTTAAGCCAGCAAGGTCTATCAATTACATCCAGTTAAACTTTATTGCCGCACGAACTGATGTTTCTTTCTCAGAAATCGGTGGTTAATCTTATAAATACTATACAAACTTAAAGGAGTAATAAAATGGCATCATATAGTTCTATTCACGAGTTTTCATCAAAATTTAAAGGAGGGGTTCGAGCTAATTTATTTAATTGCCGCATATCAACTCCGAATAAAGGTCAATTAGCAGATTTTGAATTTCATTGTAAGGGAACTTCACTGCCTGCTTCTACAATAGGGAATATTGATGTGCCTTATCGTGGCCGTCAATTGAAAGTCCCGGGAGATCGTACATTTGCAGATTGGACTGTAACTGTATTTAATGATAAAGGTATGTTTATTCGTGGTGTGTTTGAGGAATGGATGGCTAGGATGCAAGATCATTGGACAAATAAAGCAGATCCTAAAATGTCACCTTATGGTAAAGCATCTGTAACTCAACTTGATCGGAGTGGTGAAACAGAGCGTACTTATAATATTACAAGTTTGTATCCTACAGAAGTAGCAGCTATTGATGTTGCATGGGATTCTAATGACGCTGTTGAAGAATATGCTGTAACTTTTGCAGTTAATCATTGGGTTGCTGGTAATGGGCCTGTAACGACTGCTGATGGTAGTAATCCTGAATGGGGAGTTCAAGTTAGAGCTGATTCTTCAGGTAATGTGGGTGCAGATGTTTGGGCATCAATTACTAAAAGTTTCGCGTAATATCTAATATGAATTAAGGGGGTGAGTTTCTCACCCCCTATTATTATGAATTTTTAAAAGGAAAATTTTTATGGCATTTGAGTTATTTGGTTTTGAAATAAAATCCAAGAAGGAGAAGAAGGGCAAAACTTTTGTAACACCAGAAAATCGTGACGGAGCAACACAAATTATTGATGGAGGTGGGATTCTTGGACATTATCTCAATACAGATTCAGATGCTCAAGATGAAAATAAGTTAGTCCAGAAATATCGTGATATGTCTTTTTCCCATGAAGTTGATGGGGCTATAGAAGATATTATTAATGATGCTGTGATTCATGAAGAAGGTGTGCCTGCTGTCGCTCTTGATTTGGAATCATTAGATTATACAGACAGTATTAAAGATAAGATACATACTGAGTTTACTACACTTCTTGATCTGTTAGATTTTAATTTGACAGGTGCAGATTTATTTAAGAAGTGGTACATTGATGCAAGATTGTATCATCATATTGTAATTGATGATAAAAGACCAAAGGATGGAATTAAAGAATTAATTCCAATTGATCCTTTGAATATTGAAAAGGTACGAGAAGTAAAAAAAACAAAAGGTGGTGGACAGAATCAAATAGAATTGGTTGATGATGTATTAGAATATTATCTTTATACACCTGATGCATTTAATGTTGGTAAATATCAGCAGGGAACAATAGGAATACAAAATGCTGTTCAAGTTGCACCTGATGCTATTTCATATGTTCATTCTGGTTTAGTTGACCAAGTAAAACAAATTATAATTGGTTATTTGTTTAAAGCAATCAAGCCGTGGAATCAATTACGGATGATTGAAGATGCACTTGTTATCTATAGATTAGCAAGAGCTCCAGAACGAAGAATATTTTATATTGATGTTGGTAATTTACCTAAGTTGAAAGCAGAACAATATCTGCAACAGGTAATGAATCGTTATAAACAGAAGATGATATACAATGCATCTACTGGTGAAGTTCAAGACCAACGAAAACATCTTTCAATGTTGGAAGATTTCTGGTTGCCAAGACGAGAAGGTGGTCGTGGTACTGAGATCACTACATTACCTGGTGGACAAAATCTTGGTGAAACAGATGACATAGAATATTTTAGAAAGAAACTGTACAAGTCTTTGAATGTTCCAATCTCAAGAATTGAGGGAACAGATTCGACACAGTTTAATCTTGGAAGAGCTTCTGAGATTACAAGAGATGAAGTAAAGTTTGGAAAATTTATTGGTCGTTTACGACACAGATTTTCAACTCTGTTTACAGATTTACTTAGAGTCCAGTTGATTCTAAGAGGTATAATTAAAGAAGAAGATTGGTGGGAAGTTAAAGATCGTATTCGTTATGTTTGGGCAAAAGATTCTCATTTTACGGAGTTGAAAAACTCTGAGATTATGAGAGATCGTTTTGAGTTAGTTTCAATGGCTGAGGAGTATGTTGGTAGATATATTTCGTCTGAATATCTGCGTAAGAATATATTACAACAGACTGATGAACAAATAAAAGAAATTGATAAACAAATGGCAGCAGAGAAACCGGAAGAAGATGAAACAGGAGATGACGAAGATGGAGATGAGGACTTCTAAACCTTATAAAACTATGAAATCTATTTTAAAAATAAAAACAAATAGTTTTCTTGATACATATAAAAAGAATTTATTTTCAGAGGCTATGTGGAAAGTAGAGGTTGAGGGGTTTCCCCCATTTTATATGGATGGAAATAGTGCTGGTGAAGTAAAGATGGTTCTTAAGAAAAAATTAAAAAAACCAAAAGAGATTAAATCTATTGAGCGTATTCAAAAAACTGATTGGAAAAAGAATGTTATGGATAGAATTTCTGGTAAAGAAATTGATGAAAGTGAAGTTCAAGTAAAACAATGGATCAAAGAAGATTCTCTTACTGATGATTTGTTGATTGATGCTATTAAAAATGTAATGAAAGAAAGGATTAAAAATGGTTGATATTACAAGTAATATTTTAAAAGATATTTTTAGTAAAAGACTTACTAAAGCAAAAGATGGTATTGCTAAACAATTAAAAAATAAATCATTTAAAGCTATTGAGGATTATAAAAATAGTTTTAAATTTGATTTACCAAGTTCCGAAACTCCAACCACACCCGAAACTCCCAAGGCAGATACATGAAAAATTTTAAACAATATTTAAA